CGTGTGTGTAGCATGTGCTCAAAAATCCGGACCGGACGCAAGTGAGTTACCCTTACACGTGTAGGCCCACCGTGGCCCAGGGGGCCATCTGTACTCCATTCCTCGCCGCAAGATGCCAACATGCGACACTCGCGGACACGTGTGGCATGTTGACCCCCGCGCCTTCGGACTCTGGTTGACGAGGCGCCCTCATGGCGTGACCTGGCGGCTGCGTTGAGCCGGGGCGCCGACAGGGACGCGGCGATCCGCATGCTCGAGGCTAGCGCTCGGGGACGCAAGGGCCCTCAGTACATGATGGTCTCGCGCCAGATCGACGTGCCGAAGACCACGCTGCAGCGGTGGTGGAAGGCCCAGTACTCTCTGCCAGAGGCTGACGAGGACGACGACGGCGCCACAACGACGGAGGATGGTCGAGCCTGGGTGCTCGAGAACCTTGGTGGAGGAGTGCCGCCGCTCACGGTCCTGCGCCTCGCCGACCTCTACGCTGAGCGCCAGAACGCCACAGGCGAGTCGGCACGGGCGCGCCTGACGGACTCCCTGACTCGCGCTCTCGACGCCTACGAGAAGGAGGACCACGAGAAGAAGCCGACGGGACCGCCGACGATGACCGAGTGGGTAGACGCTGCACTCAGCGCGCCTGAGTGGCTCGTTGAGGCCGTGCTGCAGTGCCCCTATGCGCTGAGCGACCCTCGGGTGATCGACGCTGTAGGAGCCTAGATGCCGGCTCTCGCGCTGGCTCCGGCGAGTGAGTACGCGGCATTCACCCCGTCCCTGCCGTTCCGCTCGCTGTCCGTCGAGCGCAGACCAATGGTCGCGCTGCGTGCAGCCAACCGCATCGGCAAGACGCGCCACGCCTGTTGGGTGGTCGCCCGTCGTGCGATCGAGGTGCCGATGTCGCGGTGCCGTGTGGTGGGCCCCAGCCGCGCCCAGGTGCGTGATGTCATGGGCCGCTACCTCTGGGAGTTCCTCAGGCCCTACCTCGTCTCTGGGAGCGTCTACAGGCCAGGCACGGGCTGGTCTCGCAACGGCGTGATCTTGCTGGCGAACGGCTCGATCATCCAGACCCGGAGTTACCAGGACGACCCCGACACGCAAGAGGGCGACGAGCTCGACTTGGTGGTGCTCGACGAGCTACCACCGCCCGCCCACCTCGAGGCCAACCTTGGCCGCATCGCGGACCGCAAGGGGCAGATCATCGTGTGCCTCACGGTGCAGACGTCAGACACGTCGAAGGTTGAGCGCTTCCGCAAGCGCGTCGAGGGCGAGGACAAGAGCCCGACCCATGGCCGCACAGAGCACGCCACAGGGTGGGTGCAGTACGTCGTGCCCCACACGCGCGAGAATGTGCCATGGAAGGACGCGGAGACCTTCGAGCTGCAGGTCGGCAAGTACCGAGGCACCGACCAGGAGACGAAGCGCGTGCATGGCTCCTGGGAAGGCCCAAGCGATGCGCGTAAGTTCCAGGGCTGGGCCTCGCGGATGGTCCTGTCTCGCGCAGAGATGCTTGACCGGCTTCGAGGGCCAGGTGGCCGGGTGGTGGTTGACGAGGTGCTCTATGGCATTGACCACGGCGAGGGTGACGGCAAACAGTGCCAGTACCTGATCTTCCGTAAGGGCGACCACTACCACGTAGTCCACGAGTGGGTCGGAGGCGGAGGGACGACGCCCACGATGAACGCCCAGGGCATGGTCGACGCGGTCACGGAGTGGCTAGGCAAGGGCGTGGCGGGGATCTACCGGATCAGCCTGGCTGTCGGCGACATCAACAGCGCTGGGCCATTGGGTGCTGGGCGGTCGCTGAACATGATGATGATGGAGGCTCTGGCCAAGATCTACGGCACCGACGAGAGCCCGATTGTCATCGAGACGCCCAAGAAGGACGCCGGGTTCAAGGACGCCCGCGAGATGGCGATGGCCCACGCCATGATCGAGCGCCGGTGGTGGGTCATCGACACCGCCCGCCGCGCGATTCGCGCCTACCAGGAGTACAAGGGTGGCTCGACTGACCCGCACAAAGACCCCATTGATGCGCAGGGGTACGCAATCACGCAAGCCATGCTTACACGCCAGGTGGCGCAGGTTGAGCTTCACCGCTAGTATGAGTGAGGAAGGTTTACATGCCCGAAGGCCTGCGTCCACAGCCCAGCGATCAGGCAACCCGGGAGCGGTGGGAGCACACCGGGCTCCGGGTGCGCATGCGCGAGGGCTGCTGGCGCAAGGACGCTGAGCGTCGTCTGGGCGAGTACTTCCACGAGGACGTTCGGCAGTATCTGCCGCCAGTGACGCTGGGGTTCAACCTGGCCCTGACGCTGGCCCGCGACACGGCGACGCTCTACGACGGCGACGCACTGGTGAAGGTGGCGGGCCAGACTTCGCAGGCGTCCAAAGACATGCTTGCGCTGGAGTACTTTTGGGGCCATGCCTCCGAGAACCAGGAGTGTGTGCGGCTCTGTAACGAGAACTGGATCCGCGTGGACTGGAGCGCCGACCACGGCCACCTCACCTATCGCACGATCCATGCTGACTGCATCGAGAGCAAGGCGTCGCACCGCAACCCCACACAACCGAACTACGTGCGCGAGCTCCGCCCCCGTGAGGTAGGTGGCGTCGAGGTGTGGACGTGGGAGACGTGGGACCTCCGCGACGTCAAGGCCCCGCGCTTCACTATCGAGCAGGTGGGGCAAGACGGCAAGGGTGAAGAGACGCTCACCGACGTGACCGCCGAGCTGTTCCCTGGGGGAGCAGACATGCCAGGCCACTACCCGTACTGGGACGATGATGGCCCGATCTGGCCCTACACGCTGTATCACAGCCACGTCGGCCACAAGCAGTACAATCACCAGCTCGGCTTTGAGCTGATCGACGGCACACTCACGGTGACCGCTCTCAACACCTTCTGGACTGGGGCCGTCCGAGACGGCTCGCTGATCCAACGCTGGATCGCAAATGGCACGGTGCAAGGCACGAAGCAGAACGGCGCGACGGCCTACTCGGCGGTACACCCCACCGCAGTGCTCATGCTGCAGTCGAGTAAGACGAACAGCACCGAGCCGATCCAGGTCGGGCAATGGTCCGCCCCCGTGGACCCTGAGGCCTTGGGGCGGGCCATCGCAGGCTTCGCCGCCCAGATGGCGGTTCATGCAGGGCTGTCGCCAAGCGATATCACGGTCAGCACTGCAGGCCTCTCGCGCGTTTCTGGGTCGGCCATCGAAGTCTCGCGTGCGGGCAAGACGCGCATTGAGCGCAAGGCCCGCCTCCCGATGATGGAGGGGGACCGCCTGGTGTTGTCCAACGGTGGCCGGCTGGCCAACGCCTACGGTGGTGCCAAGCTGCCCACACGCCCTCGAGACTACACGCCGGTCTACTACAGCCAGCCCAGGACGGCCGAAGAGCTGCGAGCCGAGGTCGAAGAGCTGACCCGCATGGTTGAGACGGGACTGCTCGACCCTCGCGACGCGCTGATCCGCTTCAACCCCACAATGACTAGGGATGCTGCCGGCGCCTACCTGCTGGACGCTGCGTCGTTCCGCTTGGCGCTGAGCATGCTGGCGGACGACGTGAAGGCCGCGCCCCCTGATACCACCAACACCGAGAGAGCAGCATGAGCGAACCGACCCCGCCGCCAACGCCACCCGCACCCGCACCCGCTACGCCACCCGCACCGCCCACGCCACCCGCGCCACCCGTGCCAGCGCCCACACCCGCGCCAGCGCCCACACCCGCGCCCCCTCCTGCAGCAGCCCCGCCCGACATGAGCCGAGACCAGGCCTGGGCAGAGGTGCAAGCGCTGCGCGCCACCAAGAGCGAGCTCAAGCAGGCCCACGCAACCCTCGCCGCCGAGAAGGCCGAGCTGGCCGCTCAACTCATGCGCGAGCAGCGCAACAGCGCCCTGCGTGACGCGGGCATCACCGACGCGAAAGACAAGCGCGTGCAGCGCCTGTTCGGTCGCGAGTTTGAGGACGAGATGGCCGACCGTGCCGAGCCGCAGCGCGTTGCCTTCGACGCATGGCTCAGCGAGGAGTCGACCCGAGACCAAGGCTACCTGGGTCGGTACTTCGCGCCAGCGCCAGCTCAGCCGCCCGAGGGTGGAGCGCCACCCGCCCCCAAGCCACCCCTACCCCCAGCGCCTGACCCCAACAGGGGCGCAGGTGGCGGAGCTGGATCAGGCGGTGCTGTGACGCTCACCGACGCCGACCTACAGCGCTTCATCGCGAACCCGCTGGCGGTGTCCGACGTTGAGCGCAAGAACATCCTGGCCGCGATCCAGGCGCGGGGCGTGAAGGCTTAACGGCTGTGCGAAGCAGCACACCTTGCACCGCTCGCTGTAGCGGTGTAAGCTTTACTCACATAGGCCACCGCTCTCCTGTGCGTCATCAGGTGTAGGCCCCGAAGAATCAATCTTTTGGAGGACTACCACCATGGCTAACGAAGTCACTTTCGCCAACCTCGCGACCGACCTCGGCCTTCAGGCCTACCTCGCGACCGAGCTTGCCCCCCTTCTCTTCGACCCCACCGACCTGCGTGCGACGATGTTCCGTCGTGAATTCATGGGCGGCATGGGCTCTGCCTCGACCAAGGTCGGCCAGTACACTGGCGGTCAGGTCTTCACTGCGGCCACCTCCGAGATCCTCGGCACCAACGTCGCCAACAGCGACATCGGTGAAGACAGTTTCACCCACACCGTGGCGCGCCACAGTATGAAGTGGACGGTTGGTGAATTGATGCAGATGGTCGCCCCCGGCGGCTCGGTGAGCATCCCCTTGCTCGCCAAGCTCATCAACGACGGCGCTGGCCTGACCATCACCGACAAGCTCTGTGCCCTCTTCCCTGGGCTCACCGGCACGGTTGGCGACGGCACTGGGCAGATGACCGTCAGCCTGATGTTCGACGGCCAGTACGCGTTGAACAGCAACCGCGTTGCTCCTCCGTTCCACCTCGTGCAGCTGCCTCACTGCTTCAACAAGCTTCAGGCCAGCCTGCGGGCTGAGACGGGTGTGCTTCAGTGGCTCGGCGCAACGGCAGAGATGATCTCCGCGAAGGGCCCTGGCTACAAGGGCTCTGTCGGCGGCACGATCCACGTCTGGGATAGCGACTCCGTCAACCTCGATGGCGGCTCGTCCTACGGCGAGAACGGCTTCTTCGGCGACGGCGCGTTTGAATACCAGGAGGCCGTGCCGCCTTCTGACCTCCCCACCTCGGTGCAGGTGATCGCAAGCGGCGGCCCTGTGCGCGTCCTGCTGGCGTACGACGACACCAACGCACTCACCCGCGTTGTTGGCGACTACTACCCCAGCGTGGTTGAGCGCGAAGATGCCCGAGGCGTCCGCATTCGCGCCCTCGCCTCCTAATCAATTGGCAAGCGGTGGGGCTCCCTGGGCCCACCGCTTACCACCATTGACCCGGGGGAAGAGAGCAGCAAATGCGTACCCAAGTGCATGGCACCGTCGTTCATGCCGACGTTGCGGCCGAGGATCTGCGGGTCCCCGCATCCGCGACGATCCGAGCGTCACACCCCTTCTACCTGGTGCACTACTACAACTGGGACTTCGTCTCAGACAAGCACACCACAACTGGTGGTGAGTGGCTGCCAGAGCTGCAGACGGTGCGGGCCACCCCTGGCGCCAACGGCGTTGGGATCGGTGCCGACGGCAAAGCCAAGCACGCGGCGCTCCTTGCCGGGCACGCCAACAAGGGCGGGATCGTCATCCTCCGAGGCGATCGACGCATGGGCAAGTACGCCGATTACCTCAAGGCCATCCCGATCAAAGGCAGCACGCGAGGCAACGTCAGCCATGTGCTGATCGGCGTCTCGGCGGTGATCCTGTCAGGCGGCCGCTCGAGTGCAGCAGTCCGAGACATGGACGTTTTGTACAACACCCGCCGCCAGGCCTACATTGGGAGCATCGTCCCCGAGATGACGCCAGAGCACCTCGAAGACCAAATCAGGATCATCGAGAACCGGACGAAAGAGGCCACTGAGAAGGTGGCCAATGGCCGCATGGATCGCCTCGCGTACACCGAGTTTGTCAAAGAGAACGACGCGAAGGTAAAGGCTATGGAACTCGCGTTTCGACGCCAGTTCAGCGGCGCGCCCGTCGACGGCCACGTGGTCGAGGCTGGCCCAGCGCTGGCTGATGACGACCCCAGCGACGTCGAATCGCTCGGCACTCAGATTGAGATTGTAGCCGAGGCGCCCAAGCGCCCAAGCAAGAAGTCCAACTAATGCGCGCCCGCGTGCCATTCGCCTGGGAAGGCAAGGACGTCTGTGTGGAGTTCGTGCCCTCGATCATCGAGGCTCGCGAGCCCACAGATGCCCCCGTGTTCCCAGTGGCAGTGCCGCGCAGGCTTGCACCAGGCAAAGGCTCCTACGAGTACGACCGCCAGACCGTTGATCTTATGGTGGGTCAGCTCCGCGAGATGGGCTGCCCGTCCGTCGACGAGGCTCGCGGCATCGCTGTCGCTGCCGCTGAGAGGGCGGACCGATGACGCTTCGAGTAGCCCAACGCCTGCCCCGCCAGGTGCTTATTGGAGCAGAACAGACGCTCGACATGACGCTTGTTGGTGGCACGCTCGTGGCCCCCCGCCTCACCGTCAAGCTTGGCGGAATGGTGCTGGTCGACAACGTGGTTGCGACGGGCAACAGCTACACGCTGCCAGCAGTCACCACAGCAGCCATGCAGCCCGCTGACGACTGGTTGGAGATCTGGAGCGGCACGGTCGACGGTGAGCCATTTAGTGCGCAGCGCTCTGGCTTCTTGGTGCGCTCTGCCTTCTACGGGGTAGCCATCGACGCCGACCTCCAGTCGTACGCGCCAGACATCCTGCAACGCCTGCCGGATGGTGAGACGGACACATCGCGGTTCCGCAACCTCGCTATCGAGCAGATCCAGCGCAAACTCATCGCACGCGGCCGCCGGCCATGGCTGGTCTTCGACCCATGGGCCCTAATCGACGCTGAGGCCACCCTGGCCATGCACTACTACTCGGCAGACGCGGCCCGCCGCTTCCCCGACTCGCTGCAGTACCAGCGCGACGCCGAAATGTTTGAGCGCAAGTACCGCGAGCACATGAACGACATCGGCTTTCGCTACGACACCGATCAGGTTGGTCACATCACCCAGGCCCAACAGCAGGAGGCCGCAGACGGTCCCAGCACAGTCGTGCTCACCGCAGGCAACCCCCGAGCCACCCGAGGTGTCTGGTGACCCTCACAGCCCTACTGCAGGCGTTCCGCGTTGCCGCTGTAGTGGCTGGCGCGAAGGTGTCACCCTCGTTGCAGCAGACTGAGCACCGTGGCGTGTGGGTCTTCGTGCCTGAAGAGAATGGCGATCAGGAGCCTGTTGGTGCCTGTGGCTTCTCTCGTGACCGGGTCGTTGTGACTCTTCGCCAGCACATGGGGGCCGGCAACGCTGGCTCTGCCAGCGCCCTCGACGGCGCCTTAGAGTTTGAGTCCACGCTGCGTACAGCGCTTGTTCGCTCGGCGTCACTGGTGCGATGCCGCCCCCGGTTCCTCCGGGCGAGCCGCACGCTTATGTCTGGGCAAGCTGAATGGCTTGAGTCGGTGATCGAGTTCGACACCTTCCGCGACGACGTGGAACAATGAGCTGGAGCCGCCCACCTACCCAAGACTTGCCCGTGCCTGCCGCGGTCATGCGCGCCCTCGATGCGACGCTGCACACTGGGGCGGTCACTGTCCGTGACCACCTCGGGGCCGGCACCCCCGTGAAGACGGGACGGCTGCAGGGCGGGTGGGAAGTCGAGCGCACTGCCCGTGGCTGGCAGGTCCCGAACCACGTCCCCTACGTCTCCCACGTCACGATCGACAGCCGCTCTGCCGCTGCCCATGTCGACGAGATCAACGGCCAAGTCGGCCGCACAATAGACCGCTTGTTCCGGAGGAACCATGGCTGAATCAGTTGGCATCATGACTAAGCGTGACCTCACAGTCACCATTAAAGACGACACCGCAGTGACCCCGCTTGAGCTGGTGGTGAACCGCTGGCCTGGCGACTTCTCCTACGAGGCGCCGCTCTACGACACTACTCGGATCCTGAACAATGGGCGCCTCGACCAAGCCCGAAAGGGTGACGATCAGGCGTGCACGTTCACGTTCTCAGCCTACGTCCGGGAGTGGTATTCAGCCACTGACCCCACGCTCCCCGACATCTGCGAGAACCGTGGTTACTGGGGGGCTACAGCTGTAGCCGTCAACGCTGGGACGTCTGATCTCAAGGCATTCACCGTTGGTGTGGTCGCTGACGGCTCGGCTTTCGGTCGCGCCGACCGCACCGCAGTTTTTGCCAACATGATCCTCCGAGGCAGTGGCGCGCTTGGGCAGTACCCGTCCGTCTACAACGTGCGCGGCGAGTCTATCACGGCGATCAAGCCAACCTTTGCCTGAACCACACCCAACTGAGAGCAGCAAAATGGACATCAACGGAGAGCTTCAGGCGGCCATCATGGCCCCCGAACCACAAGAGTGGGCAAGCAGCTACACACCAGAGCAGGCTGACGAGTACGCTGCAGAGATCGACGACCTCGAGTACGAGCTTGACGATGGCTGGCCGGGCTGGCGCAAGTTCCAGCCCTTCAGCGAATTGCCCGCCGACAAAATCGCTTGGATCAAACAGCGCCTCAACCGCCGGTCCTTGATCATCGGTGGCCATGGTGACTGGGGCCTTTCGATTGTGCTGGCTGGGCCAATGCCGATCGCGAGCGTCGTGCCGCCAAGCGGGAGCCAGCCAGCACAAGCAGCGCTTGCGGCCAAGTGTGAGGACCGCTCTGTGTTCGATCCCGTCGTCTCCGTGCTCACCCTGGCCCGCCGCCTGGGTGTCTCAAAGGGCGAGGTGCAAGACGCACTCGCTCACCTGCCACCTGGCACCCGCGGCGTCTCGCGGGCGCTTAAGGAATGGCTTCGGCGTCAGACGGAGGAGGGGGCTGAGTTTGCTGCTCTAGACGCACCCTCCCCGTCTGCGCCACTGCCCAAGATGTCGAAGAAGGCGGTGAAGGATGCATAATCGCACCGTCGAGAATGACACCACGCAGCCAGACTTCTTCGCGGTCCTCGTGCCCGGGAAGGGCGCCCACCACTTCCAGGTGCCTACAGGAAGCCGCCACAATCGCAACATGCTCTTTGCCTCCGAGTTGCCGTACCAAGGCATGCCCAAGGCGCTGGTTGCCTCGGCTCTGACGCTGGGCACATGCTGGGCCCACGAGCTGCGCGAGTTCGACACGGAATACCCAAGCGACCCAAGCGACACCGCGCTGCACGCCTACGCTCAAGCGATCGAGCGCGAACTCCAGATGGAGGGGTGGAAGCCCGTAACCATGTTGGCTCTAGCCAACCTCGTCGGGAAGGTCGTCAATGACCGCCTCGCCGTCGACGAGGAGGCTCTGAAGCTCGCGGTTTTTACGCTACTCCCGAAGGACGGGCCGACTTCGTGAAGACCGAGATCGGGCTGGTGTACGCAGGGGACCCGTTGGGGTTCTTTGCCTGGTCGCAAGACCGCCAGATCCGAGCCCTTGCCTGGGCCCATGCGCGGCGTGCTGGAGCTGACGACTCAAGCACCGCGCCACTCACTCTTCGCGGGCTCATGCGCGCGGTGCCAGAGATCGTTGAGCGGCTGGCGCACACGCTGGCGCAACTGCTCCCCCGGAGGCGGTAGCCATGTCAGAAGTGCACGAACATACATGGAAGCTTGAGGGTGACACGGGCGGGCTTGAGGGCGCGGTGCGTGACCTTCTTCGGTCGCTTGGTAGTTTGCAGAACGAAACGAAGGAGACAGAGACCAAGACCAAGAAGCTCACCGACGCCCAGAAGGCCGGCGCAGCCGCAGTGCGTGAGCAGAGGGTCGCCCTCGACAGCGGCAAGAAGGCCCTCGCCGCGTTCGGCGGTGAAGCTGGCATGGTCGCCCAAATGGGCGGCGACCTCTTCGAGTCCCTTTCGGGCCTGTCCGGCTCGATCGGCGCCGTCGGGACTATGGCCGCTACTGCTACCGTTGGCATCGGTCTCATGGGCGCCGCCCTCGCAGGCGGCACCAAGATGGCGGTCGACTTCGCCCGCGAGGCCGCCGCCGCAAACGACCGACTGATCGAGTTGGGCTTGCAGTCGCCCGAGACCGCCACAGGAATGGAGACCCTCGACCTCACGGTGAAGTCGCTGGACGCGAGCATGGACCTACTCAAGGTGCAACTCGCGGCGTCGACTCCCGAGCTGCAGAACCTGCTCGACACGCTGATCGGCGGGATCTCAGTCATGGACGACTTTCAGGCGGGAGCTCGGGGGATCACCGAGGCCCTGCACCTCGACACCGCAGCTCGGGCTGCTGCTGCGGTGGTCAGCCTTGGTGGCACCGAGTTGCTTAGGGCTGGCGCCGTCGAGGCCACGCGGGCTGGCAAGAAGCAGCGCGAGGCAATTAGTGAGGTGATCAAGGCGAAGGAGGGCGAGAAGGAGTCCACCAACGCCCTCACCAAAGCTGTCGAGGTTGAGGCCAAGGCCCAGGACCACTCCGCCAAGGCTCGAGCCGAAGCCACCAAGCGCGCAGTCGAGGCGCAGAAGCAGATCGATGCCTGGGTGAAGTCCATGGATGGGCTGGTCGGGATCATCGACACCGCTGAATCTGACCTGCTTAGCCCCATGCAGAAGGTGAACGTTGAGTACTCAGATCGCCTCGAGCTGATCGCGTCCATGGGCGGTGATGCCGACATGATGGCTGACGCCGTCCTCGCGTCTGAAGAGCGCCTCAGCCGCGACAAGCAGCGGATCTGGGCAGAGGAGAGCAAGGTCTACCAAGAGAGGCTGGTGGCCGACACCCAGGCCGCAGTCGACGGAGCCAACGCCGCTGGGCAGGCAATGATCGACGGAATGAACGCCGCAGCCGAGGAGGGCGCAGCAAACAACGAGTTGCTGCTTGAGTCCTCGGTCGCAGCCTTTGGCGCAATGGGCGAGCTGATCACGAGCGGCGCAGAGCTCGGCGCGCAGAGCTTGGTCGCAGAGCGTGAGATGCTCATGAGCATCGCGGCACTCGAGGGCAAGGAGCACCAAGCCAAGGCCCGACGCGCCAAGGAGCGTCTGAAGTTTGTCGACAACGAACTCGCCGCAGCAGAGCGCGCCATGGTCCTGGGCCACCGCCTGTCTCAGACTGCAGCCCTTGGACAGATCGCTATGGACGCCGCCAAGGGCATCCTCGCGCTGATCCCAGCCTTCGCCATGCTGGGGCCTGGCGCTCCCCTCGCTGCTGCTGGGGTGGTCCTCCCAGTCGCCGCAGTGCAGGCCACGCAAGTCCTCAAGCAGAAGCCGCCGACCCTGCGCCATCAAGGCGGCGTGCTGTTCGGCCCCGACGAGTTCGCTGTTGGCAACTACACCGTGCGCCAGAAGGAGGCGGGCATGGTCCTGTCTCAGCGTGCGGTGGAGCAGGGCGGCATGGAGATGGTCAACGCGCTCAACCGCGGCGAGGATCTGGTCAAGCCGGTCATGTTCCAGATGACCGAGGCCGGTCGAGTGGTCGGAACCGCTATCGCCCGCCAGGCCACCATGCCTGGGACCGCACAATACCGTGCAGCAGGTAGCGCTCAGCCCGTCACATCGAACCCCTATGGAGGCCGCTGATGGCCCGCAAAGACATTGCGCTGCAGGGCTTCCTCTGCCATGACGCCCGCATCCATTCGGACAACCTGGACGACAGCACATCGGAGTACACCGAGGCCGGGCCTCGGCCGGGGCTTGCCATTCCGGAGGACCCCCGCTCGCTGATCCGCCTGCAGGCACACGCAGCACAGACGGACGACATCGACGTGATCATGTGCCAGGGAGGCTTCGCCACCCGCAACGGCGCGTCGATCGCCTACAAGGCAGGCGAAGGCGCGTGGATGGGGTGGGCTGAGCCGAACTGGCTCGACGACGTGACGTCAATCGACACGGTGGCGGTGACTGGTGGCAACGACTGGTACGAGGTCGACGCGATCACGGACCCAGAGACGCAGGATGTCTACGTCGCGGCGTGCAGCGGCGCATCAGGCAATTACGCCAATACCTTCAAGTGGACGGCGGCGACGCGCACATGGTCGTACCTGGGACCGATCGGTGAGATCTGCCTGGCCGTCGGGCTGGTGCTGTTCAACGGCGTCCTGCACGCCATCGTGGCCCCTTCCACTACGCTGATCGTCTTCGCCTACCGCAACGGTGCCTGGCAATACCAGGGGGCGGCCAGTAGCAACGTGGTCCCAGGTGGCGGCAACCCAAACCGGATCCGTGCAGTGGTTGACCGCTTCGGCGCCATCGCGGTCTTCTACCACAGCAATGACCACCTCTTCCAGAGCTACTCCACCGACGGCCTGCGTTTTACATCGGTGGGCGACGAGATCACGCAGGAGGGCCGCTTTGACGCGACCGTCAGCGCTGCGGGCGACATCGTTGTGGTGTCGTTCCGGGACTACCTCACCGAGCGCGTCCAATCCCGCGTGGTGTCGCACGCCTCGGCGGCACTCAGCGACGTGTCACCGGTGGTCCTCTACAACACATCGACGTGCTCTTTTGTCACATGTGCCACGGACTCCGACGGGATGGTCTACGCCTTTGCGGACGACACTGTGGTGAGTGGGCACATCGAGTGCTACCGAAGCAGCGACGACGGTGCAAGCTGGTCGAAGTACAGCCATGCGCCGTTCGTGGTCTACGCTGGTGATGACGCCCCAACGAAGGCCGCGCTGGCGTTCTCGTGCGGGCAAGCGCTCATGCCGGTAGTGTACGACACGGCGTTCGTGAAGAATGCGGTTGACTGTCTCCACCTAGGTGGATTCAACAATTACGAGTTTGGCTTCTACGCCAGCCGTTTGCTTGGGCGTGGCAGCCGCAACAGTTGGGACATCGGGAACTCGCTGACGGCCCTTGGCTCGCTCGAACTGTCCAACAACGCTGGCTGGGCGTACACGGGCTCGGCTGGGCATGTGATGCCAATACCCAACCGCCCAGGTACGCGGATCGACACAACCCCAAGTACTTTCGCCCGCGCCTACCACAACATTCCGGCCACAGCCGACGCATCCTTTCGTCAGATCAAGTTCGACCTCGAGAGCGGCACAGGGGAGATCTACCGGCAGACCCGCTATGACGGCAGCACTCACCAGTACGCTTGGCGCGTGGTTCTCGCCTCTGGGCTGGTCACCGTGCAGAATGTGGGGCCGTCGACCTATACGACAATTTGCACAATCGACGCCGACCTGACGAAGCCTGTGTTGCTTCGGGTGTGGATGGAGAATCCGGGCGACGTCCACCGCGTCTACTGGCGCTATGAGACAGGTCTTGAGTGGCTTCGAGTTCCCGGGATCAGCGGCGCCCTGACGGCGACTGGCGCGGGCGTCGGAAGCTCTGACAGTGTGGGCAACTACGGCGACACGATCGTGGCCCACTTCTACTACCTTTTGAGAGCTGACGGCTACGGCTACGAGTTCCGCAATGGAGAGCCAACGGCAGACACCGGGCTAGCTATCGGCAAGGCGATTAACGACATGCCGTACCCGATCCCTGGGCAAGGTGACGGCACCTTCGCGGGCCGGCTCTCACTGCAGGGTGGCCCAGGCTACGCGCTCGAGGAGTTCGCGCTGCCTGCTCGCCACGACTACGGGCTCAAGCGCCTCGACGAGCGCTCACCGTCTCGCCCCTATCGCTCGGTGGGCACAGACGACATGGTGCTCACCTATCAGATCGACGAGTACGACAGTACGCTCAAGGGAACGTGGGTCTGGGGGCTCTACCTGGCAAACTGCGAGCAGCGCTACACTCGCCTTGTGGGCGTGACTGAGGCGCTCGCCGAAACCACGCTAGGCACATGGGACGCCGCAACCGGCTTCACTGGCTTGGAGTTTGAGCGCTTCGGCGACCAGGTCCGGCCGCTCACAGGGACGGCTGAGGGTGCGCGCTACCTTGCCCCCGGTGAGCTCAAGGGTGGCACCTTCGTGCTTGATGGCACGCCATACCGGATCGCCTGGAACACTGGCGGCTTCTGGGCCAAGGGTGGGCAGGAAGTCCTGATCACCCTCGATGGTCTGAATGGCACAGAAACAGATGAGGGCGACTGCGAGATCTGGGCACCTCAGGGGCTGCTCATCGTGCCGCTCACCGCGACCCACTTCTACCAAGGACTCAAGCTCGAGGTGGACAGCCAGCCTACTCAGCAGGGACGCTTCCAGTTTGGAGCGCTGGCCTTGGGTGCCTTCATCGTCCCAGGCAAGTCCCCAGACCGGACGACTGGCCTACGACTGATCCCGAACACAGAGCGCCGCAGCGACGACTACGGCTCTGACACCTACAACAAGCGAGGCGCCAGCGTCCGCGAGTGGACGGTGGCCTACAATGACGGCGTGGACGAGTACGCGCTGCAGCGCGCTACCGCAGACCACCTCGCGGTCGCCCCGTCTGCCCCTGGGATCGGCACTGCTGGGGACGTGCGCTACGCGCTGAATGCGCTGATCGAGCAACAGGACGCAGGCGAGCAGCCGGTGGTGGCCTACATCGGCGCGCTACCGAGCGCAGCCACGACCATAACTGACCCAGCCAAGCTGATCTTTGGCGCAGTCATGACACCGATCCAGTCCAACCGCTTCCTCGACGACGCCTACCGTGTTGAGTCGATCACAATTCGGGAGCACGTATGATTTGGCTGCTTGAGATCAAGGCCGCCGGAGGCCCGTTGCGGTACGCGTCAGCGCCTGTTGTGGTGGACGGTGTGACCTTCGCCGCGGGGCTGTCGCCGTTCGAGCTGACCCGCGACGAAACCCTCAGCGAGATCGGGGTGGAGATCACCGACCAGAGCGAGACCTGGCGCCCGGAGTCTGGCGAGCCCGCGCGCCTCGAACTGTTCGATCCATCAACGGGACGCGTGCTGCCCATCCTGGAGGGGCTCACAGCTGACCCTGAGTACGCCAACCCAGGGCAGCCACACACGCTGTCTGTGTCGATCCGCGTAGCCGTACAAGCGACGGTGCTCTACCCTCCTGCTTCAGCGTCCGTCAGCCCTGCCACATGGGCAGGGCCTGCTGAGCTCGTGGACCCCGACTCGGTGGGGGTAAACGTCGCGGGCTTTGACGAGATGATCACGAACGCCGCATACCCTACGATCATCGGCTACCCAGGCGCGGGCGAGCGCAACACGACCACGCCAGGGCTGAGCGCCCCATGCCTGCCTGTCGGGATCGCGATCGGCGACCACGTGCTGCTGCTGTCGCTGGGGAAGATCGAGGCGACCACGGTGAAGGTCTTCGACCTCGACGACACGTTCAAGGTGCGCGCCGAGGACCACCTTGGCAACCCCGTGTACGACGCAGACGGCAGCGAGTTCTTCGCGCCTGGGCCAGTCATGCTGTACCAGGACATTGCGGTGACGCAGACCACCGACCTGCTTGGGCAGACGGTCTCGGTTGCAGTCGTACCAACGGCTAGCAGCCCGTGGAAGGAGTTTCTGGGCGGGCAGCTGGGCCACCGGTACGCCTGTGGCTACACGTCAGCGAGCGGCTACGGTGGCGGCGTCATCGAAGGCGGGCAAGTGCTGCGGGGCCTTGGCGACGTGATCATGTGGGCCCTGACTAAGGGTGGGGTGAGGGTCGACACCGCAAGGCAGCGCGCCCACCTCGCTGACCTGAACACATCGAAGATCGACACCGTGTTGAACACGCCAGCCAGCGACCTCCCGCAGATGGTTGACAGCCAGTTTGCAGGTACCTTCAACCTGCTTCGTGTCCAGACAGCATCAGGCTTGTACTACCGCCGCAAGGTGGCCAACCCGCAGGCGATCCAAGCTGTACGCCACCTGTCTGTCGAGCGCCGAGACATCGACCGTCGCGCATCTGTGCGGGAGGCTATGCGCTCAGTGGCCACCAGCTTCTCTCTCGAGTACGGGTGGATGCCCTTCTCCAACCGGTACATGTACAGCTTGCGGGCCGAAGGGGCTGCAGGCGTCGGCGTTAACGTCGTGGTGCCAGAGCTCGCCAAGTCAGTGGGGACGGAGGCCAAGCCGATCACCACCATGCTCACCTGGGACCGAAACACCGCAGCGCGCATGCTTGGCGATCTCGCGCTGCTCATCGGCCGCATGTGGCTGCGCACCACGTACGAAGGCGACGAGCTGATCGACCTAGAGCCAGGAGACATTGTGACAATCACCGACCCAGAGGCGGGGCTAAACATGCGCCCCGTCGCGATCACCGCTGTGACGTTGGGTGGCCCTCGGGTCAGCATCGACGTGAGCTGGCCCAAGTGACCCGGCGGATCGGCCTTCAGCCCTTGCCTCCAAGGCGCTTCGCCTTGGCTGGTGAGGCGGTGGCGGTGGCGCCTACTCCAGCACTGGCCGTGCGCCACAACGGCGGCAAGTCCCTGTCCCTCGCAGGCGTCCCGCTGGGTGTCGACGGTGACGGTTACTACGTGGACCCCGTGACCCTGGACAGGGTGGTAGTTGATCCACGGTTCATCGCTGGTGACGAGGTGGGCGCGCCGCTCGTCTACAACTCCAGGCTACGCCCCTCGGACACAGGCTATCCCGAGGTCACCGTAGTGGGCACACCTGCTAGCGTGCGGCTTGGGGGTTTCAACACGCTCGCCGAGACCAGTGGGCTCAACATCCCCTTGGGGGGAAATGAGTGCTTCCTGCTGGCTGACTCCGAAGTGGCCGGTATAAACGACTCCCTTTTTGACAACACCATCGCTGGAAACCCCAGGCTGACCGTCGGCCTTAACGGAACAGGTAAGCCACAGTGTGTCGTTAACGGTTCTGCCATCGCACTCACCTCATCTATGGGGAGTCGATCGATCCTCGGTGGTGGTTACCACGCTTCGACGACGACTAAGACGGTAGCTGCTTGGTCGGCTGCGGGTGCGCTCACCGAGAGGGTCACTGCTACACAGACGGCCACTCTCAATGTGAC